CTAAGGCTTTCCGACAGGTGATTGCTTTACTCTACAGTGGTGAGATACCACAATGGGATATAGGTTTGGTACGTCCAGCAGGTGCACCTCTCAAGACATTTGGTGGTAGAGCATCAGGTCCTGCTCCGTTAGTGGATCTGTTTAACTTTACCATTGATACATTCATTGGTGCACAGAATCGTAAGCTGTCATCCATAGAGTGCCACGATATTATGTGTAAGATAGGTGAAGTAGTTGTTGTAGGTGGTGTACGTAGGTCAGCTATGATCTCTTTAAGTAACCTGTCAGATGATCGTATGAGACATGCTAAGTCAGGTTCATGGTGGGAAAGTAATCCACAAAGAGCATTAGCTAACAACTCTGTGTCATACACTGAGAAACCCGATAGCTTATCCTTTATGCGTGAGTGGATGGCTTTAGTTGAGTCAGGCTCAGGTGAACGTGGCATCTTCAACAGACAAGCATCTAAGAAACAAGCAGCAAAGAATGGTAGACGTGATGCTGACAGAGAGTTTGGTTGTAACCCTTGCAGTGAAATAATTTTAAGGCCGTCTCAGTTCTGTAACTTAACAGAAGTTGTAGTACGAGCAACAGATACTATAGACACACTATCTGAGAAGGTACGGTTAGCTACAATCTTAGGTACTATCCAGTCTAACTACACTAAGTTTCCTTACCTACGTAAGATCTGGAAAGATAACACAGAAGAAGAGAGATTGTTGGGTGTGTCACTTACAGGTATCATGGACAATCCTTTGATGACCTTGAAGAACAAAGGTTTAGACAAGACACTTGCTCACCTCAAACAGATAGCTGTAGATACCAATGCTATGTGGGCTAAACGATTAGACATACCTGTATCAACAGCTATAACTTGTGTAAAACCATCAGGTACTGTGTCACAGCTAGTGGACAGTGCATCAGGAATTCATGCGAGACACTCTGAGTACTACATCAGGACTGTACGTGGTGACAACAAAGACCCACTGACAAAGTTTATGATTGATCAGGGTATACCTAACGAACCTGAAGCATTCAAACCTGAGCAGACTACAGTGTTCAGCTTCCCTATGAAAGCACCTAACAAGGCTGTAGTTACATCTGATATGTCAGCTATAGAACAACTAGAGATGTGGTTAGCTTACCAACGTCATTGGTGTGAACATAAACCATCTGTAACTATTAATGTTAAGGGTGATGAATGGTTTGAGGTTGGTGCATTTGTTTACAAACATTTCGATGAGATGTCAGGTGTTTCGTTCTTACCTTACAGTGAGCACACATACCAACAAGCACCATACCAAGAGTGTGACAAGAAAACTTACTTAAAAGCACTGGGTGGTATGCCTAACAGAATTGATTGGTCATTGCTCTCTGAGTATGAGAATGAAGACAACACTTCAGGTAGTCAAACCCTAGCTTGCAGTGGTGACAGTTGTGAAATAGTAGACTTAGTGTAATGTTAACTTCAATAGGAATTTATATCTCAGTCATACTAGCCCTTGGAGCAATCCAGGGGTTAACATAAAGAAAGGTTAACATGTATACTATAATAACAAAAGACGATTGTCCCTTCTGTGGATCAGCCAAGGCTTTACTTGACAAAATTAACCAAGGTTACACAGAGTACAACGTACACTCACCGAGTTCTATGTGGGTCTTGACACTACTGAAGAGATCAAGTATCAAAACTGTACCACAAATATTCTCATCTGATGGTTCACTCATTGGTGGTTACGCAGAACTAAGAGTGTTCCTAGACCCTGACCTTACAGAAGGAAGATACTAATGACTATGATTAAAAGACCGTTCAGCAGAGCATTGTATGAAGCATACGATGGCAAAGCTAAGGACAGACTAGCTGATTACTTAGAGAGTGTAGGTCATACCATTGTCAGTACTAAAGAAGACTTCAATGTTGACGTTGTATCTCAGAAGGGTGACTACACATACTTCAATGAGGCTGAAGTTAAGACAGGATGGAAGGGTACTTGGAATCCATCTTGGGCTGAGATAAGATTACCTGAACGTAAGGGTAGACTTGTCAACATGTACAAAGACAAGGGTGTGCTTAACTTCTATATCTTCAGGGCTGACATGCAGCAAGCATGGAGAATAAAGGATACCTTACTTACACAAGAGGGCTTGAAGGAAGCTAGAGGTAGGTACATTGTCAAGGGTGAGAAGTTCTTCCACATACCTTACGAAGATGCTGAACTCATTGACCTACAGAAGGAGTCTGTATGATGGCTAAGTGGAACCTAGATGCTGTACAAGATGAGGTAGAATCTGACGTTGTCAACCAACCACCACACTACGGTAATGGTAGAATAGAATGCATAGAGTATATGAGAGACAATATGGATCACATGATGTTCATGGGATACTTAGAGGGTAACTGTAAGAAGTACTTACATAGATTCAGGTACAAACAGAAACCTTTAGAAGATCTACGTAAAGCTAGATGGTACTTGGATTACCTAATAAAGGAAATGGAAGGTGGATAATGTTTACGCCTATTATATTGATGTGTTACTTGGAGACAACAACCTGTTTAACTTCAACTGACCAGACAGTCTATGACAATATGGATGATTGTGAATACAGTTTAAGGGTTGGTGTAAGAGAACTACTCACAATCAAAGACTGGAATATAAAAGCATTCCAATGTTTAAGTTGGTACATAGATACATAAAGTTAAAGCCCCTTGGATTTCTCCTTGGGGCTTTCTTTATTTCTTTTTCTTCTTCTTAGAATCTTTTAGTGCCTTAGCTGTCGGAGCACCTTTAGATCCAGGTTTCCTCATCTTCTCACCTGAACCAGATGCTATCCGTTTTCTCTTAGCATGTATGTTTGCCCATAATCCTTTAGCCATTACCACTTCACCTTGTTTGCCCAGTAAGCAGCACTCATCTTACCTTTTTTAATGTTCTTAGCATGCCGTGCTTTGAATGCTTTGTTTCTAGCTGATCCATCAGGGCTACCCTTGACACCCTTCTGACCGAATCTTATGATCTTCTCCTTACCATTAGCACATGCTTTGACAACATGTGATTTAGTCTTGTGACTAGGTGTAGACTTAGGAGAGTTACACTTCATCTTTGCTTTGTTAAGTTTACTTGCCATAATATTCTCTCATTACTTTAATGGATTGTCAACTAGGGAATCATATGCTTTCCATATGTCATCTATTTCCGTTTGGTATTTGTCAAGTTTATTACCCAAACTATCAGTGATCCCAGTCGATCTCTCAACCTGACTACGTAAGTCAAGCAACTCTTTCTGTTGTTCCAGGATTGTTTGCATCTGTGTGCTAACTGTAGCCAACCTTGTGTTAAGTCCTCTAACGTCATTGTCTTGTACCGCCTGTTCTATTGTTTGAATACGTGAGCTAAGTTTACCTGCCTTACTATCAAATGAATCTGACTTAGAAACAACAGTCTCTATACCTGACTCGACAGCATAGAACCTTTGTAGTGTGTCATATCCGTAATAGATACCACCACTAAGAGATCCTAGTATGGGTAGGGCAGCAGCTATGTACCACCCTTTAAATGTAAACCCACCAACTTTTACTTCAGCTTCTTCAATCATGGTTGTGGATCACTGTTAGCTAATGAACCATGCTGTACTATGTATGTAGCTGCACCATAAATATCATCAGCCTCTTTCATGTCATCTGTTAGATAACCATTCCAACCTGTAGCATTACCGTAATTATCCCATGTAATGACAAACTCGTCAATGCTTTGTGTGTATGTTAGTGCTGAATAGTTACCTATGACAATGCTATTCTGTGATGCATAACTGTCGATACTTGCTGTTAAGCTTTCGTTGTTAGCAGCAGCCATGAATGCACCAGCTTGTTGAGCATAACCTTCAACAGAATCTAATGCTTGGTTGTATGTGTCTACTTCTCCTGCATCTATAGAGTACTCATCTGTAGCTAACATACTCTGTAAAGCTACCTGCTCAGGTGCTGTGTCAGCTTCCATTGCAACTTCAGCAACTGATGTAGCTGTCATCAGAATATCTGTAGCATCCACTAGTGTGTCAACAGCTAAGGCTAAGTTGTTCATAGCAGCTACATGTTCCTGTACGAATAGCTGCTCGGCTGTCTGTGCTGTAGCATAATCATGTTCCATCACTTGGTCTACAGCATCTAGGTAAGCTGTAAGCATTGTACTTGAGATGTGACCATCGTCCATTGATCCATCTACAATAACACCACCTGCAGCTGCATATCCTGTAGCACCTATGCCTAACTGGATTGACAAATCTAACCTGTTATCTATGACATTAATACTGTCAACTAAAGCCTGTAGCTTTTCCTCACCTGTTAGTGCGTTTGCTTGTCCTGAAACGGTCACTAAGACTGAGCTTGCTAGTAGCAACTTCTTTACTTGATTCTTCATTTGATTCTAATTCCTCCCCTACCTTTAACAAGGTGTCCCAAAATAACTTATTATCTTTATACCCCACCACAAAAACGGAAGGGTTCTCTCTATACTTTAGCAATGCACTCTTGCCCATGAGTAGTTTACCAGTGCTAAAATCATTTACAGGGCATGGTGTGTTAGCTAAAACCATTGCCTTGAATACTGCTGGATCGTCACAGAGAATACTTATCCCAGAAATCTGTAAACCTAGACCACCTACCTGCTGTGGTGCTCCTATAAGACGAGCATTCTTTCGTCTATTACAGGAGTGGTCTTGTTGCATTGCACCTGATGACATACCTACGATACTTAACTGTATACCTACAGAACTTGGCATCAAACATGAGTCGTTACCACCACCACCCATAACTGTAGGAGCTATTGATGACATGACAGGTGATGCTTGACCTGCACCAGCTGCGTTGTAGTTATTCGTGATGCTCTCTTCTGTGTTGTTACTGTCTACTGTGCTGTCTTGGTAGTTGTTGGAGAAATCTCCTGTAACATCATTGGCTAGTACACTGCTCACCAATAGCATCTTCAAGACTAGGGTCTTCACACATAAGTTTAATAGCAGCTTCAGA